TTACCAAGGCGGTGGATTTAACCCTTACCAAGGCGGTGGATTTAACCCTTACCAAGGCGGTGGATTTAACCCTTACCAGGGCCGTGGATTCGGCGGTAGATTTGGTGGAGGATTTGGTGGAGGATTTGGAAGACCACCAATGTTTGGTGGCGGAATGGGCGGCTTTCAAGGTTATGACTTTAATTCACCAATAGGAGAAGCCCCACCTGGAGCAACCCCAACACCACCACCATCAATAAATGATTTATTTGGCGGTTTAGATGATGAACAAAGAAATGCTTTCTTTCAACAATATGGTTTAAGCCAAACACCACCGCCCTCCCAAATACCTGTGGGTGGACCAGTAATGCCGCCACGAGATGAATTTATTTCTATCGGTGGCGCGGGCGGAAACGATGGTATGGGCGAAGAAGGTAGAATCGGCACCATGGGCGGCCCTGTTTACGACGATGCCGGAAACCTTATAGGAAACTTAGGATCTGCTGGACCAACTTTTCCTCCAGGAGTTTTAGAGCCAATCGTCGGAATAGACCCCGCTGAGATGGACGAAAACACCAGAAGGCGTATCGAGTCAGGCGGTGGTTATATACCTAACCCCCAAATTAATATGATCCCACCCACAGGCGGTGGTTTTGAAATACCAGGCATAGATTTAGAAAGAATCAGAGAAAGCTTGGCTAAAATTGAACCAATAATACCTGGTATTAGCTTGCCACAGCCTGTTCCGGTTAGACCACGAATGCCAATGCCAGTACCTGAAATAGATCCTTCTTTATACAGTGATCCATTTTTGGGTGGTGAAATGGGTGGCCCTATGCCAATGCCAAAGGGTGTTTCTCCCCCTAAAATGATGGGTCCGGCTCCTAGAATAATTTCTGATCCAATTATGCCTAGGCCTGGAAAAATGATGCCTCAACCGGTTCCAGTTAATCCATTCGATAATCCTTTGTTTAGTGATCCAGGGCTTGGAGGCGAGGGTGGTGGCAGAAATGTTCCTATGCCTAAAATGATACCTATGCCTCAACCGGCTCCTACAATGATAATGCCTGGACCTAGAGTAATTTCTGATCCGGTTATGCCACGCCCAGTCAAAAAGGGTATAGGATCTATTGGAAGGCCTCGAAACATTAAAATGAACCGTAGATAAGGTGATACAATTTACATACGATATTAAGGAGAAATTATGCCAAACGTAAATGGAAAGAAATTCCCGTACACAAGCGCGGGTAAAAGTGCTGCAAAGAAAGCCATGGGAATGATGGGCGGAGGAATGCCTATGAAACCAACAATGATGAAAAATGGTGGACCTTTGATACCAGACACAGCTGCTAAGATGAAAAATGGTGGCAAAGCCAAAAAAATGAAAGACGGTGGCGCAGCTATGAAGCCAATGGGAAATTGCGGATTATTCGGACGTAAATAAAAATGGCCGTATCTGGATCTAAAGATTTTGAGCTAGACGTTGCAGACTACGTTGAAGAAGCTTTTGAGCGTTGTGGCCTTGAGTTAAGAACTGGGTACGATCTTAAAAGTGCTACACGATCACTAAATCTTATGTTAGCCGAATGGTCTAACAGGGGTTTAAATCAATGGACGGTTACAGAAAAAACTGTTGCCATGATTGCTGGTACAGGTACATATAATGTTGATAGTGTTAATGCTACAGCGCCAATTGATATCTTAGATATATTCGTTAGAGAAACAACAAATAATACAACTGTAGATCTGCCATTAAATAGAATGAGCCGAGCTGAATACAGTCACCTGGCTACTAAATCTACTACCGGAAAGCCAAATCAAGTTTTTGTAGACAAGCAAACCACCCCAACAATCACAGTTTGGCCTGTACCTGATAAATCAAGTATTTACACGGTCCATATGAATGTATTAATTAGAATGGATGATGCTGACGTGGGCGCAAACACATTAGATTTACCGTTTCGGTTTTATCCATGCCTTGCAGCTGGCCTTGCTTATTATATGAGTCTTAAAAAAGCGCCAGAAAAAACTATGTTGTTAAAGCAGCTGTACGAAGAAGAATTTGATCGTGCAAAATCACAAGACGAAGACCGAACAAGCTTTAGAGTAGCTCCAAGGCTTACCGGTTATAACTCGCCTTAGTTATGGCAAGGGCTACTGGAAAAGAAGCTTACGGAATATGTGATATTACAGGATTTCGATACAAGCTTAGAGAAATGAAAAAGACCTGGGATGGTCTTTTAGTTGGTGCAGATCAATGGTCACCAAAACACCCCCAGTTAGATAGAAAAAGTTTTAAACCAGACTCTCAAGCTTTAAAAAATGCTAGACCAGATACCTCCGATGACAATACAAAGTTTTTGGTGTACACAAATGTGCAAGATGGTATACTTGGGGCAGTATTAGAGACATACGAAATTTCTTGTAATGTCGGAGAGGTAACCATACAAATAACATGAGCTTTACATTAGCCACATTAAAAACAGCCGTTCAGGATTATACAGAGTCTTCTGAGACTACTTTTACATCAAACCTGGACACGTTCATAAAACAAGCAGAAGACCGCATATTTGACAACGTGCAGCTTGCTTCACAGCGCAAAAACGTACAAGGAGCTGCTACAGCTTCAAACAGGTTTTTAGCAACGCCCACAGATTTTTACGCTCCATTTAGTGTTGCTGTAATATCTAACAACAAATATCATTATCTTGACTACAAGCACCCTAGCTTTATTAAAGAATTTAGCCCTACAACAACAGTAACGGCTCTTCCTAAATACTACAGCTTGTTAGATGACACGGCTTTCGAATTAAGCCCAATACCAGACCAAAATTATACTGTTGAGATACATTATCTGCACAAGCCGGCAAGTTTAACTTCTGGAGCAGACTCTGGAACATCTATATTATCAACAGATTATCCAGAAGCTCTTTTATACGGCACTTTGGTCGAAGCTGCTATATTTCTAAAAGAAGCACCAGACGTTATAGGTAACGCTGAAAGTAGGTTTAAAGAAGCACTAGCAAGAATGAAAAATTTAAGCGAAGGCAGAAAGCAACGCGACGAATATAGGTACGATTCCCTTCGACAAGGCGTCTCGTAATGGAGACTATAAAATCACTTGAGGGCGCTCATGTCGCTCTTATCGGGCTAGGCACGTCCCAAATTGACTACGTTATTGGAAAAGAAAACTCTGTTGAATGGGATGAAACTTGGGGGTGTGGTAGCGCAGCTGCGGTATTCAATTTAGATCGTCTTTTTATGATGGACCCAGCTAGTCGGTTTTTAGATACTGAGGATGCCGGCAAGCAAACCGAAATAATGCGCAAAATATTGCCAGAACTACAAATTCCAATTTATTCATGTGAGCTAGATGATCGTGTGCCAGGGATTGTTGAGTATCCGGTTGACGAGATAGTAGCAGCTACAAGATGCGCGTATATGAACAACACGGTTGCATACGCAGTAGCGTTTGCCTATTGGAGCAACGTAAAACAAATAGATTTGTTTGGAATAGATTTTAGTTACAAGGGTCACTTACATTTTGCAGAAGCGGGCCGCGCTTGTGTAGAATTTTGGTTATCAAAGTGCATTGAAAAAGGCATAAAAGTAGGGGTAAGCCCTAGGTCAAGTCTATTAGATTCTGACGTACCTATTGAAGAAAGACTTTATGGTTATCATAGACTAGAAGATCCGAAGGTTGCTGTACCTCATGATGACGAATGGTTTGTGTGTAACAAATCAGAAATGGATAAATTAATTGAAGCCGGAAAAACCACAATACAAACAATACCAAGGCCACCAGAGCCATTTAAAGGATGACAGACGCATTTATAAAACTAGGTAAAGTAGGTGTTCATACCACGCAAAATAAAGGGCATGATCCAGAATTTTGGGCTGCGCAAGTAACTAACAAAATTTGTGGTATATCAGAACACGCACCAGAGCACGTTAGACAACAAGCTTTAGCTTTCAAGCAGACAGTGTATGATATAGTGTTAAGAGGGATCCGCAGTGGAATCGCTTCAGATCGAACAACTGTGGTAAACTTATTAAGAGGCCAGGGTCACGGTGACATGGCTGACATTATTAAGGAGTTATAACATGGCAATTACATCTGCTATATGCAACAGCTTCAAGCAACAACTGCTTGTAGAAGGGCATAAT